TTGATATTCAAACAGGAGTAAATGGAATATCGCTTTTTAATAATGCCGGTAGTAGAGTTTCCTTATCAGGAACTACCAATGGAAGAATGGTTGTTAATGTGACTAAGAAGAACAAAATAACAACCTATGCAGAACCAACGACAAGAAAGTATGTTCTTGATGGTGTGACCGAAACGCATACTTTCCTTGATGCCACAAGCACTCTGCAAAATCAAAAGGTTTATTGGGAATGTATTAATGGTGGCGAATTATTATTTGCTACTGCTTCCGGTCAGGAAATCGGCGGTCTTGCTGCTTCTAAATGGAATGGAGAGGGTAAAGGCTCAATGTCTGTTGATCCTGTAGCCGGTAATTATGCGGTTGAGAGTTATGATGATAGCGGTGAATCTTCAGGTATACTTTGGAATAAAACAAAAAATGGAGATTTATTTCAATCTGGTAAAAGTTCAGTCTCTCCATCTTCAGAAAGTATAAAAGCGGTAGGAATTACAGTTCCCATTACTATGAGTGATTTTACTGCTCTAAAATGTACAGCAACACTTGAAGGCCTTGTTGGTGGTGCTCCGTGGTTTACTTATAGTGGTGTCGGTGGAAGTTCAACGAATGTTACTTTTAGATTTGCTGATAGAGATGGTACCGCAAGGACAGGAACAACAAACTTCAACTGGACACTACAAGAGAAATGGCAATAGATAGTAACATGGTTACTTTTAAATAAATGAGGAGAGGTTAAAATAGTGAAAGAGGTATGGTTAGGTTTTACAACATTGAATTCTCAGATACAGACATTGATAATCATATTGGTGGTTCTACTTGTAATATACCTGATAAAAAAGGGTGTTCTCGATTTGATATTGAAAAAGTTTTTAGGTAAAAAAGAAATCAAAGCTGATGTTAAAGCCCATGAAGTCTGTCCTCATTTTCCTTCATTGGTATCGATGATGCGTGATGCAATGTACAAGAATATAAAAATCTATGCATTGAAAACGCAGGAAACTGTATACGATCAAATGAATATTTTTGAAAATACACTGGACGATATAATCAAGATCAGGAAAAGTAACTATCTTACCCTGTATAAAACTGAGAAGAAAATTAAGATTGATGGAATTCTCAATCACATACAGGTCAAATATTACATATCACTTTTGAAGGGTTCCCGTGATCCGCTGGAGGCAGTAGTTCTTAAGTACATGAAAGAGAATCACTTCCTTGAAAAAAGTGAGATCGAGTTCACTGTATACAAAGCTGAAAGGGGCGAGAAAATCCTACAGGAGTGGAACGAATATTTTGACGATGAATACGATAGTGATGACTTTGACGTCTCCAGAGAAAAGCTGTATTTGTCTGATAAGGCATGTGATGATAAAATTATAGCAAAACTGAATCTGTTTTTTGATAAGGCCCGGATGGTGTCAAAAGAGAATAATAAGAAAATCAAAAAATTAGAGGCAGAAATAAAACCTTTTATGTAGGAGACAATATATGATTTTACAAACGGACGAGTGGCTGAACAGGCATGAATTCCAGTACGGTAAAGGGGGCTGTGCTTTGTTCACAATGGCCCACTTCTCAATAGTTGAAGGTAAATATACCTTTGACAGAGAAAGCTTCCTGAAGGACTGTAGGAACCTTCATTCAGCAGGAATACTGTGGAGGGATTGCACAATAAGGAACTGGGACAGATTAGCCCAGAACATTGGACTACCCTTTCGGATCGTAATTGAAAACGGTACGCACATCCTGCCCCCGGATAGACCGTTAAAAGAAGATGAAGTTCAATTGCTATATTTATACAATCCCCAAACAAATCTACATCATTTTGTCGAAGGTGATAGAAATGATTGTATAGGGTTTGATCCTCTGGGATTTTCTGTAACGTCTGAAGCATATAGACTGGGGCATGGATATATAGAATCAAAAAGAATTTTAAGGAGAATATCGAAATGAAACATGTAATTTTTGTATGGATACCATTGGTATTACTTTTCTTGTTTTTACTGGCACCTTTATTCGTGATCTATCCGATCCCGTTTGCCGGGGCCATTATGCTGGCTGGATCTTCAATCACTTTATACGCAACTGGAAAAAGTTTCGGAGTATATCAAAGTGCGAAAGTAATGCCGACTGGTGAGGGTGTTTCCCCGGAGACTAAAAAGAAATTGCTTCAAATACTAATAGCAATTTATGTGATAATCATAGAGGCCCTTATCATCCAGTATATTAAACCGGAGGCCACCCTACCCTTAGACGATCTATTTACAATGGCGGCGGTAGCTGCGGGTGTTTGTTTGGGTGGTGCTCAAGCTATGAAAGCCGGGGAACAGAGGACAGGATGAAAGAGGGATTCATAATAATTGGTGTTGCTGTTCTGGTACTAGCCCTGCTGATCCTCTGGATTGTACTGGTTACAAAGTCCCGGAACAAATACAAGAAAGAGACTTTGAAGCTCATAGACGCCTTGGCAACTGTCGAGGCTGACATGGAGAAGAAAGTCAAGAATGCTGAAGTGATTGCCATTGTGAATAAAAAAATGATGGTGAATAATCAAAACTCGAAAGAGTTACGGAAGGAAATCCGGGAGGCGAAATCTAATGCGGATGCTAAAGCTGTGCTGGCTCATATTATTAACAATCGTAATCACAGGGTGCTGCAGCACACCAACAGTTGAAATAAGCCCTACCAAACCCCCTCAGTACACGTTCAACCCGATCCCGGTACTTGAACCCACTGAAGTACCGGGGGATTATCTGGAGGCCGCTGAGACGATTGCTATATACGATGCCCATGTAGAGGATCTTACGATTTGGATTGAAGGTGTTTTACAAGTCCTATCTGATCATGGGGCCGAAGTCATAATTCCATAAATGCTAGTTTCCGGGAGCCTGTAACTTCCCGGAAACTACTTTCATTTACTTCTGTTTTACTTCACATTTACTTTATATATACTCTGGAAAGTACTTAAGTTTACTTAGACAGAACTTCTCAATAACTTCTAAAAATAACTATTGACATAACTTTCTCATAATGCGATAATTCAAGTATCAAGAGTTACAAGGGAGTTATTAGATGGAAGAAATTTTTCTAGTCACACAATCCACAAAAGAAAGTTCAGGACGTAAAGTTGTATCGATTGAATACACAGTTGCAATTACGCCTGATGATGCCAGAGAGTTTGCAGGATATGGGGAGCACCCGGACGATTTAGCTTTAGTATTAAAAAAAGTTGATGAATTCTTAGCTGGAGATCGTAAATATTTCCAGAGTAATTTCCCAAATAAATATGCAGTCAAATGTGAAGTACAGAGAAATGCAATGTTACAGATTTACGAGATCGTCAGAACGATGAAGGAAGGGTAAAATGGAAAAGAGACCTGTTGATGAAATGAGTTTTGAAGAATTTATAATAAAAATGGAAGAGTGTGGAATCGAAACAAAAAATATGAAAGAGGTAGCTCGGGTATACACCGCAGAGGAATGGTTCGATTCTCAAGATGCAAAAGATTTTTATAAGTGTTATGAAAATGTTCTATCCGATGAGAAATACCGGTTTAAACGGAACAGCTTAGGTATGGAAAATCAGAAATATTATATCATGGCTGAGCAAGCATATGGAAATCCAATTGTTTATCACTATTATGAATTAGATGGTGTTAGGCGATTAGCGACACAGCATGTTTCATTTTCCTGTATACATGATGGAGGTTGCCATCAAGCTTACATTCTTCTTGATAGAGCTATAGAAATAGTGACTAGAAATTGGGCAAATACGAAAGAGAATTGGAACGCATTTAAGAAAAGGCATACCATAATTTATAGATAAATTGCAAATCAAACCTATCTATGCTAAATTGTAGATAGGTTTTTTTAATCTATTCTGGAGTGGAACCCGGAATTGTCGATAAAAGTGGCAGAATAAAAACGGAGTATTAAGAGCATTTTGAGGGTGTATTATTCCTTTCCGTTTTGGGGAATGATGCAGGGAGCTTCCAACTCCTTCCCCTCAAAATGCTTTTTCTATTTCCGTATAGGAGAAACAGAAACTATGATGTATCAATTTTCAATTGAATTAGCAGTTGAACGGGGTATTGAGGAAGCTATCATTTTTCAGAATATTTATTTCTGGTGTAAGAAAAATGAAGCTAATGGAAAGAACTTTCACGAGGGGAAATACTGGACATACAATAGTGCCAGTGCTTTCTGTAAATTATTTCCATTTTGGAATCAGGACAAAATAAGAAGACTATTAAATAAGATGTCAGAAGATGGGATCTTATACAGAAGTAGATTCAATCAATTACCTACAGATAGAACTTACTGGTATTCTTGCAATTTGCATTATGGATTTTTCCATAATGGAGGAATCCATAATGGAAGTGGAGAAAAACCACAATCTTATAATACAGATGTAAACAATACAGATAATACACTTAGAGAGAAGACAGATGAAGAAGTACCTAAAGGTACTAATAGGGATTCTGGCGAATCCCGGCAGGATCAGGGTAATTCTACTGAACATAGAAGTAAGAGAAGATCTAATCAACCTGAACAAAAGAAGTATTCAACTAAGGATAATCTTTTACCTGATACCGAGGTGTGGCATCGGTTCGCGCCGGAGCTGTACAACTGGAACCAGAGATTTAAAAACATGTCGAATATGCGGTTCCCGAAAAAGTTTGAACCGGAGGCACCCGCTTCCCCGCGATCATTCCCTGATCTAACAAAGAAAGTCCCGGAACTGGCGTTGGCATTAGATGCAATTATAAAGGGGAAATTCTTTACCCATTTTGCCTATGCTTCACAGTCTGAAGTAAAAGGGAAATACCCTGCTCTGATAAATAAGCTCAGGTTATCTGGGAACATTACACTCCCGGAGATAACAGCAGCACTGGAGCTGTATCAGGATCTTTTCATAGAGGGTAATTTTCCCCCGGACAAAAAGATCTTAACTAAGGATTTGAGTACATGGCTTTTCAACTTCAGAACTAAGAAGAGCTGGTTTCTGTACTGCCTCAATTCTGTAGTGACTGGGCACCGGGATTTCCAGACTGCTGAAATAGAATTGTCTGATCACTCGAAAGAGATCATCAATAACCTTTCTGAAATGTTTCCAGAATCTGAGACAAAGCTACATGAGATATTTGCTCACTGGTGGTCGTGGATGCAGCCGAGGGTCGTCGAAGCAGCTAATATGAATACAACATCCAACGAGGAGAAAATAAGCCACTGGGGACACCTCATTGATGACTCAGCCCCATGGATTGAAGAGTATACAGATTTTCTATGGGATAAACGAGAGGGAGATATTGCCGGGGAATTTATCAAGGGCGGTTCCAAGTGGGCTATAGGATTTATACGAAACAGAATGTACAGGGAAGATGAGCAATGGTATCTCTCTCCTGAAGAACTTTCAAAAAGTTATTAAAATTTTGTACCAGATAGCGTATAATACCTGTAACTTAGATAACTATATCATAAGTAAGAAGACACAAGTTTAAGGCAGGAGGCACAACATGAAGTGTGGTAGTTTGTTATTGTCCTGTGTACTGTTAATAGTTTTAGCGATTCCACTATTTGCAGACCAGACCTTGGTTAACCCCGTAGGTGAATTTTCAGCAATCAGTACTATCAATACAGAGGAGGTACCATTTCACGAACAAGAATTGATCGATAGTAATATTCCAATTCTTGCCGTGGGTATTAACAAGAGGTACCTACCAGATAGCGGAAAGTCGCGGCAGTCCGTACTTATTGAAAAGACTGTAGTGAAGGTAGCCACTAATGGATATGGAGGTGTTCGCCGGATTAAATCCGGTAGACATTAACCTTTAACCATTGAATAGATATTGCAATTAGAATAGCAGGTCTGTAGATCTGCTTGCCGTATAAGTGACAATAATGCCCTCATCTCAAGGGTAGTTACAGGTATTCAAGACTCCTTAACCGGGAGTCTTTTTTTATTTTAATTTGTACCAGAACACAGGTATTCCCCGTATATTTAGTACAGGCGCACAAAACCAAAAGCGTGCGTACTACTAATATGACGATTAGTAAAAATAGAAAGGAGGTACCTGTCGGTTAATCAAATTAAAAATTATTTTGAAAAGATAAAAAAGGATTAACCCCGAAAAGGTTAATCCAAACCTATTCCCCGGACATACCACTCTGGGGATTTTTAATTTTTTTTAAAAAAGTGGGTACCAGAAGAAACGATTATGGTGTATATTTAGTACAGAGTATGAATGGTTCAGCAGGGTTCGATTCCCTACCATGCTATCAAGTCCCCAACACACGTTGGGCCTTGTGACTCAAACGCCGGAGTGATGCCCGGACGGAGGCTATCCGATAAGTATTCCCTTCCCAGAGATAACTTAAAATAGTAAACCACCTTCACGGGTGGTTTTTTATCGGGGGATTAGCTTAAATGGCTAAAGCTCGGGCTTGTAAACAACATGCCTGGATTACTGGTTCAAGTCCAGTATCCCCCAATAGGGCCAGATTTCTCATCGGAACCCATTGCGACTTTTCCCCTCCTTAACCAGAGGGGATTTTTTTTTCTAAAAAGTTTGTACCAGAATCCCCTAAAAGACCGTATCTTATGTGACTACAAAATAAACAGGAGGCACAAATGCCTGAAAATGAATTACCTGATTTTAAAGCACTACTGCTTATTAACCGGGCCGATATGGATGGGATGCTGGAAACGCAGGCTAATAGATATATGTTAGCTGTAGAGTGGATGGTAGAGGCTGAGAAAGAAGTTCGAGACCTTACTCAGAAATTCGAGATTATTTGCGCACAGGTTTACACAGGATTGAAAAGTCAATTAGATCCTAAAGGTAAACCCCTTACGGATACCGCAACTAAAGTACTGATGCCTGAAAACGCAGAGTACCAGAAAGCCTATAATGCTTTAACCGATGCAAAAGCAGATCTGAAATTGATGACCGGAAGAGTAGAAGCATTTCAGCATAGAAAAACTATGCTCAAGGAATTATCCGCCCGTGAAATTTCCGGGTTCTTCGGAGATCCTAAACCGGAATACTCCAGAGAAAAGTTTGACAATGATGTGGATCAGCAGCTTGTGGGCCTACGAAAAAATAGGAATACTCAGCTATGAGAATCACGGAAGTTACATATGAAGCTAATAAAAACCTTGGCAACTATGAAACTGAAAGAATTCGATTAACAGCAGTTGTCAATGAGAACGAGGACGCGATGGAAGTTCTGGATAATTTACAGGACAAATCTTTAAAATGGTTGGGACTAGATACAACTCCTGATCCTGAAATAGTACGTAGCCCTAGCGTAAATTAGGGTAAGGAGATTACTTTGGCAAGCAGGCGAAGTTTTAACAGTGAGGGCCTACAACAAGGGTATGCCTCAGACGTGGAGAATGCCTCCGCATCAAAAGGAAGTTTTGGAATTTTCAAGGATCTTCCTCAAATTGATTGGTTGAAGTTGAAAGAAAATGAACAGGGAACTGTTCGTTTTGTTCCATGGGAAATTGGTGGGGATGAGAAAAAACCCGCATGGTATCTGGCTGTAAAAGTTCACAAATATACAGGCCCGAGAGATAACGGTAGAGATTATCTATGCCTTGCTGAAAACGGACAGAAATGTCCTTTGTGTGAAGAGTTACCAAAGAAAGCATCAAATAGATATTTCTTTAATCTATTGGTTAGAGAGGGAAGAGAGTGGAAGCAGTACATTGCAGAAATGAACGCCCCATCTTTTGAAGCATTCTGTAAAGCTTCTGAGAAAACCAACCCGGATACAGGACAGAAAGTTACAAACTATTTTATGGACCCGGATACAGGCTGTAGTGTTGGTTACACCGGAAAGCAGATTGTGAAGCAGATCGGGCAGCAGCAAGCTAAATGGATTGAACCTGCGGCTATCGGATTCGGGGAACCCTCCGCAATTACCGATGAACAACTCGATGCTGCAATCGATTTTCACAGTCACTTGTATTTCTTTTCAGCCGATGAATTGATACAGGCCATTGATGGAAATCATCCTCAGAGAAAAGAAGCGGGAGCACCTGCTGCGGTTGATGTTGAACGCGTGGCCCCAGTTGAAAGAGAAGTAACACATATTCATGATGACACTCCAGTAGTACAGGAAGAGGCCCGCCGTCCAATTATAGAAGAGCCTGAATTGCAGAGAGGGGGCACCCCGGATGTAAAAAAGTGCAGCGCCGGATTCCCATTTGGTGACAGAGAGCACCACATGAAACATCCTGAATGTCAGAAGTGCCCGGAAGCGGAATATAAAGATTGCGCTAACTTGGCAGTGAGTAGCACATGAGTAAAGTCCGGGAAGCAACTGACAAAATAAAGGAACAGGCTACCCAGACTACAAGCCCGGCTAAGGAAATAACATTCCCCACCGGGCTTGTTTTATTAGATAGTCTAATAGGCGGGGGACTCCGGCAGGGGTTTGCCTCTGGCGATGTTGTACGGTTACTGGGAGAGAGCAAAGCTGGTAAAACGTATTTCATCATGGAGGCCATAGCCGCAGCTTATCACAAGTTCCCAAAAGGGAAATTCAAGTGGTTGTACGATAATGTCGAAGGTGGATTTTCTTTCTGGAATGTTACGGATCTTCTGGGATTACCTTACGATAGAAATGTGAACTTCACTAAATCGAATACACCGCGTGAAGCCTATCACAAATATGTTAGGTTTTATGATGAGCTAAAAGATGATGAGTTTGGAATAGTTGCCATGGATTCCCTTGACGGTTTCATGGGAGATTACCAGTTGACGCAATTAGCAGTTGAACAGGGTAATATTTTAGACGGCGAAAATAAGAAAATGAAAGGGGAATTACGCGCAGAAATTGCCTCGTATATGTCAAAGACTTTCTTTCCCGGATTAACTGCTTACACTGATACGACTTCACCTGCCCATAAAAATGTTTTGTTTATATTCGTATCTCAGTTAAGAGACAACCCGGATGCAGCTTTTGGAGGCCGGAAACCCTCTGGAGGGAATGCAGCGTGGTTTTATTCTGATGTGGTACTGGATCTTGTGAGAAAGCAACCTGTTATCAGGAAAGATTCTGTATTTGAAAATGAGATAGAAGTCGGAACAATAGGGAGGGCATGTCTGAAGAAAACCAGAACACCCCGCCCGGAAAGGCACCTCTACTATACTCTCTGGTTTGACTCTGGAGTACAGGAGATTGAAACAAATCTGGACTATGTGTATGGACTCAGACAGGACAAGGGGAAGAAACCAGACTGGGGCCAGTGTATTGGGGGTGAGAAAATGTCACCTGTATACTGGAATGGTAAAAAAATGTCCCGTGAAAAGCTTATCCGGTTAGCTGAGAATGATCCGAAGATTGAAGAAAAATTGAAGGATATGGCAGCGAAGACATGGGAAAAAGTGGAGGCTTCTGTTGCATCTAAGCGAAGGAAAAAATATGGCTGATATGAAGCTGGGATTTTTCGGAGTAAATCCGAAATCTATAAAAACAAAATTGGATGAATTCTCAGATCTGGAATTACAGACCGCAGATTCTGGGAAAGCATTGGAATTACTCCTGAAAGAAGAGGGAATTAAGGTACCGGATTGGGTACAGTTTTTTCTACGTAGGGGGATGATCAGCACACGCCGGGGGATGATTGAAGAATATAATCGATTATACGGTAAAGATGCACTGGTGATGCAGTAAAGGGGAAATATGGCATATATAATCGCAATCGATCCCGGTAATTTATACTCGGGGTATGTAATACTAGATACCTCCAGAGGATTCCCCGGAAAGTTGGTTTCTTTCGGGAAGGTTTTGGAAGGTGATCTTAAGCGGAAAATTGAAGTCGAACTTGGGCCTTATGATGAGCTCTATTTTGCAATAGAAATGGTAGCCTCTTATGGAATGGCAGTCGGTCAAACTGTATTTGATACTTGCGCAGTTATCGGGAGATTAGAACAGTACTTTAATCTGAAATATACGTTGCAGTGGATAGGGGCCGATCCTGAAACCGGGATTAGAAGTCACAGGATTTACCGTAAAAAAGTAAGTGAATTGGGAATTAATTCAACCACTATGGAAATGTGTAAAACCACAAGGGCGAAAGATACAAATGTGAGACAGGCCGTTATAGATTTATACCCTGCAACCGGAGGCGGGAAAATTCCCCAGATCGGGAACAAGAAAGAACCGGGGGAATTATACGGGGTTTCAAAAGATGTATGGAGCGCCTTGGCAGTTGGATTAACCATGCAAAGATGGTTAGAAAAAGCTGTACCAAACTAGGAATATTTCCTGTAAATATAGTAAGGAGACACTATATGTTAGATGATAAAGTATTCCCTCAAACAAATAAAATGGGAGAAGTTTTAAAAACCGAAGGAGGTATGTCACTGCGCGATTATTTTGCAGGGCAGGCTTTACAAGGCAGGTTATCAGCATCGTTTCACAGTAATGCGGAAGGGCACGCGAAATCATCATATGAAATAGCCGATGCAATGATGAAAGAACGTGCAAAATAAGGAGACACTATGATAGATGGATTGGAAATTGAGAACTTCCAAAGTCATAAGAAATCTTCACTTACATTTCACAAAGGTGTGAATGTAATAGTGGGGGATTCGGACAGTGGAAAGTCTGGAATTATGCGTTCTCTCCTTTGGGGAATTACAAACAAGCCCTCGGGAGGGGGCTTTGTTTCTCATTGGGCGAAGAACGAAAAAGGCCACCAAAATAAACCTTGTTCATCCAAGATTTACAAAGATAACAGGGAGCTGGTAAGGATCAGAGAGAAAACCAGTAATCAGTACAAACTGGAAGGGGTTGAATCCTTCGGAGCCATGCGGGGAGATATCCCGGAACAGGTAGCAGAATTTCTAAATATGAGTGATGTGAATATACAACATCAACACGATAGACCATTTCTGTTATTTGAAACCTCTGGAGAGGTGGCCCGTGTATTAAACCGGGTTGTCAAGCTGGATGTAATTGACAAGGCCCTTTCTGGTATTGATGGAAAGAAGCGAACGAATAAACGGGAGCTGGATGTTCTGGAAGATGCTATTACGGATTTAAATACAGAGATAGCAAAGTTTGAAAAGCTTCCTGCATTTGAAGAGCTGCTAATCAAATATGAGACAGCGGATGAATCCCGTGTAAATTGCGCTAATAATACGGAAAGTCTGGAGGCTAATATAGCCCACTGTACAACATTAACCGGAGAGCTGGAAAGCTTAAACGAAAAAGCTGTAAATGTTGCTCTGGAGCTGGCGCAGGCCCGTAGTGAAGAGATTGTGGAGTATATTGCCGCTGATGATGATTACAAAGAATTAGAGCAAATGATTCTGAGCGTTCAATCTTCAAAGGCTCTTCTAGTAAATGCTGATAATATAGAGGGGACTATAAAAATAACCTCAGATTATCAAGAGGCATTGAATACCGTTCATCAATCAAATGAGAAAATAGCGGATCTAAAATATTTGATAACAGATCTGGAAAACTACACATCAGAAGTAGGGCAGCAACGGTCTCTGACATACGCTCGGAATACAGCACATATGTATGACGAAAGTAAATATTACAGCATGGAACTGAGTTCCCGGATAACTTATTTGCAGGACTTAATAAAGTCATATGAAGATACACATTATCTGGAAAAACAATTAAGGATTGATGCGAATGATCTGGAGCAATCTATGCCAGATATTTGTCCAACTTGTAACAGACCATTGGAGGATGATAAATGCAATTCACAACCGCAGCAGACTTACACTTAAGATCTGATCAACCCCGATGTAGAATAGATGAAGACTGGATGAAAACACAGTTAGATGCGCTCCGGTTTATACTCCAAACAGCCAGAGATAAAAAATGTCCTTTGATATTAAACGGAGACATATTCCATAGAGCTGTATCCTCAATTGATTTAGTGAATCTGGTACTGGCAGTTTTTCTGGAATATAAGGATGTTAAAGTTATAGCAATTCCCGGAAACCACGATCTTCCATACCACACACTGGAGAATATAGATAGATCCGCTTACGGGATTCTGGAAAAAGCTGGAGTACTTAAACCACATCCAGACGCTTTCCCTTTCGGATGTGATAACGCAGAGAGTGTAGCCGGACATGAACTGATTGTAATACATAGATTAGTTTTGGAAAAAGATCCGGGCTTCTATATGGGATCGGACTGTATGTCTGCACATAAAGTACTGGAAACCTATCCAGATGCAAAATGGATATTGACTGGAGATAACCACGAATCATTTATAGTGAAAAGCGGGGGTGGTACTTTACTGAATCCGGGATCAATGCTCAGACAGACCGCTGCCCAGATAGATAAGGTACCCTGTATTTATTTTGTAGATACAGAAAAAGATACGGTTGAAAAAATATTTGTACCAGATCCCCCGGAAATGGTTGTAAATGATTATCTACTTGAAGAGAAAAAACGGGACGGAAGAATACAGGCGTTTGTTTCTCAGATGAAAACTGGTTCTGGTTTGGGATTATCCTTTGAAGATAATCTGGAATTGTATTATCAGAACGCAATAGAGGACGGGGTTGAAATCCCTAAAGATGTAGTGATGTTAGTTCAGGAGGTAACACTATGATGACAGAGAGAGAATTCAGTAATATTAAACAGAAATTAGCGGATAAGAAAGAAAACATAGTCAAGGCAAATGCGAAGATGGAACAGGTACTTGAAACACTCAAAGAGAAATTCAACGCCGATAATCTGGATAAAGCTAAAGAGATCCTTGAAAACATGCTGGTAGAACTGGAAGAGAAAAACCAGATTGTACAGACTCTCGAAGATGATTTGATTGCAGCTATGGCTACATTGGAGATGCCCGCATGACAGAGTTCAGGAAGTTCTATGAGCAGCGTAAGGGCGCATTGAATATCCTGAACGCTTCTCTGGGGAAAAAGCTCACAGAGCGGGATGAGAAAGCAGCAGAGCGATTGAACATTGAGCAGGCTCAAGTAGTTATTCAAACCGTGGCCCAGCAAACACAGGAACAGTTGCAATACCACATAGAGGATTTAGTGACAAAAGCTCTTGAGGCAGTGTTCCCAGATCCCTATGCTTTCCAGCTAAGGTTTACCCTGAAGAGGGGAAAGACGGAAGCTGAAATATCTCTGGTAAAAGATGGGGAGGCCATGTCTCCAGTATCTAGTACTGGAGGTGGAGTAATCGATGTAGCGGCGTTCGCTCTCCGGGTTGCACTTTGGGCACTAGGGAATAGTGACAACACTATAATTTTGGATGAGCCTTTCAAGCATTTGAGTGCTGCTTTCCAGCCAAAGGCCGGGGAGATGATGAAAGAATTATCTGAACAATTGGGATTGCAGTTCATCATGGTTACACATGTAAGGCAGTTAGAGGAATCGGCTGATAAGATGTTCTATGTCAGCATTAAGAACGGTAAATCGTTAGTACTATCAAGGTAATATGGAAACAACACACGGATTTAGAATCGCTAAAGTTATGCAGGGAAAATTACGGGCAGATTTTGAAACTACCCGAAGAGAATACCTGAGAATATTGGGCCAGATAAAGGCGCTCTACGGAGCGAAGCCTGAAAAGATCACAGATGGAAAATGGTATTGGTGGATTGCTGATAGTGATAGAAATAGATCCGTCCTGACAAACCTCGGATTCACAATTGAAGATCCTTTTGATAAGGATATTGAATTGCCGGGGACGTCGGGCCTATTGCGTAACTACCAGAGAACAGGGGTTCGGTTCATGGATAGAACTAACGGCTCGATGATTCTCGGGGATGATATGGGACTGGGGAAAACATGCCAGTCCCTTTCTTACGTTGCTATGACAAACCGATACCCATTGCTGATTGTATGTCCTGCTTCTCTGAAATTAAACTGGGAAAGGGAATACGACATGTGGTGCTTTGGGCGGGAACCTGTTGAAATATTATCCGGGAGAAAACCACACTTGATCGGGGCAAAAGTTGCAATTATAAATTATGATATTTTAAGCTACTGGAAAACAGTAATCATGAGATGGAATCCAAAGCAGGCAATATTTGACGAAGTCCAGTACATAAAGCGAACGAATAACAGCGTGGCTGCAAGGACAAAAGCTGCTATTCAAATATCTAGAGGACGCTCTACAATCTTCTTATCGGGAACCCCTATCAAAAGTAGACCTTATGAATTCTTTAATTTGTTGAATCTACTTGACCCGGAGAAATTCCCGTCAGCTCATCAATTCGGAGCGCGGTTTTGTGCCCCTACCCGAAATCACTTTTCAGGGTATTTGGAATATAAGGGAGCGACAAACCTTGCAGAGTTGAACGCCCTTCTGAAACCTTTAATGCTCAGAAGACGGAAAGAAGATGTACTTAAAGAACTTCCTCCGAAGCAAAGAATTGTTGTACCACTTCCCGTAGAATTCAAGTATATGAAGGAGTACCGGGATTTAGAATCGGCTATTCGAAACAATAAGGCTACTGGGCGGGAAGCTCTACAAGTACGGAACAAGGTAGAGGCCCTGAAACAGTTGGCTGTAAAAATGAAAATGAAATCTGCAATTGACTGGATAAAGGATTATCTTGAGGACGCGGAGAAGCTGGTAGTCTTTACGACGCATACAGCGCCCCTTGATCAGTTCATGGAAGTATTCGGAGATATTGCAGTCAAAGTAAATGGAAAAGTCACTGGGGACAAACGTCAAGCTGCTGTTGATAAATTTCAGAATGATCCATCCTGTAGGTTGTTCTTTGGGAACTTGCAAGCGGCGGGGGTTGGATTAACTCTGACTGCTGCGAATGCTACAGCTCATATGGAATTCGGGTGGACTCCAGCGGATCATACACAGGGAGAGGACAGGGTACACAGGATAGGACAGAAAGCCGATTCGGTTTTCGCTTATTACATGGTAGCCTCGGGAACAATCGATGAATGGCTGATGGAAATACTGGACGATAAACAGAAAGTAGTTGACGCGGTGCTTGATGGAGTAGATACAGAAGAGAGTATGATGTTAACAGCACTCATGCAGAAATTTCAAAACACAAGGATGATTAAATAATGCCGAATAGATACGAATTTTCTAAGGTGGATATTTCCCCAGAACGAAAGATAATATTGAACATGCTTACGCAGACAGACTTCCTTCGGGAGTTTGTGGAATACCCACTACATTTTCAAACACCCTACGCGAAAATAATATCTAAATGGTGTATTGAATTTTATCAGGATTACCAGACAGCCCCTAAGAAAGATATTGATCAACTATTCCTGAATAAGAGATCAATCATGCAGGACGATGATATAGAGGTGATTGGTAGATTCCTGAGATCCCTATCTGATCAACTGGATACAGAACAGAAAACGTTCAATCTCCCGTATGAAATAAAGACAGCCGAAGAATATTTACAGGAACAATCCCTGAAGGACTTCAAAGAGACTTTAGATCAACACATGGAACGCGGGGACTTACGGGCAGCGGATGCCCTGATAGCCCGTTATAGCCTCCCGGAGAGAGGGGCCGCGATCGGTTCGGATTTACTCTGGGATGAAGATGTTATCCGGGAAGCTTTTGCGATGGGTGATCCATACGTAATGAAATATCCGGGAGTACTGGGACAGGTTATTCCGGGAATGTATCCGGGAGAAGTTACCGGGTTTATGGCCCGTACTGGATTGGGAAAAACATGGTGGATGATTTACACAATGCTGAGAGCTGCGGAACTAGGGATTCCTGTTCTGTTAATTTCTCTGGAAATGTCTGTAACGGATATGATGAAAAGGATCTGGCAGGCCCGGTTAAATATGCGAGCTATTCACGATACAAATCCGAATGTGAGCGTCGCTGAGTTTGTAAAAATGGAGGGTATGGACTACATCCAGCACAATGATATTGAGGCCGTTAACCTGAAGTTGGAAGATGTTCTTACGAATCAGAAAGGATTACGGTATTTGTGGCAGGGAACACAGGCGAAGGTATGGGCCTATCCAACAAATACTTTGAGAATGGGTGGTTTGAAAAACGATTTAATGCGGGCCAGTCAGAGAGAGGGATTTCAACCACAATTAGTTTTAATCGATTACCCTGCAATCATGGATAATTCTGGAAAGGATGAAAGGAGAATCCGGGTAGAGCAAACATGGGTTGAATTAAAGCAACTTGCTTCTGAATTAAACATAGCTATCATGGGAGCCTTACAGGTAACAAGTGATAAATTGAAACCGGGACAACGCCCGGACTTGACCAGTATCCCCGATGCGAAAGTTATATCTTCTCATATGGCCCAGTTGTTCGCATTGTGGACTACTAAGAATGATGAGGGAAAAGGCGTGATGCGGGTTTCCCCTTTGAAATCCAGACACTCCGGGAGGAGTATGGGGGATGCGGTTATTACTTACAACCACTCAATAGGACAGGCGTACATAGATTCCCGTCTGAGTTCAAAAGTAGCATTTTAACTATTGACATAATAAATGTGATGTGCGATAATCACATTATCAAGAGTTACAGGGAGCACACATGAAAATCATAAAAGAGATAATGAGAAACCCCGCCGGATCTATTCTGGAAATGATATCAATTTTTGTATCGGTTATATTCCTTACATCCTTATCTGGGACGATTACGGGAATAGTTGTTTTAGGGATTACCGGAATTGCCTACGAGATGCTGAAAGTCTGGATGATCATGGAAGTGAAACGCTTTGTGAAAAAAGGCTGGAAAGTATGGTTCGCGATTCTCTGGAGATCCTTATTTTTAGGATTCCTTATTACGGTAGCTTTGATAGCTTCCCTTTCTTATGCCCTTTCTACAATTGACGCCCAGCGTGTAAAGAAAAATACAGAGCGTGAACAGGTTATTTCACAGGAACAGTTGAAAGAAAAAGTGAGACTGGAACGAGATCTGTTCACGGTTAATACTGAAATGAATAATGCAGTAGTTGAGCTGGAGCAGTTGGACTCTGAGATTGAAAAGAAATTGGAACAGATAGCTAAACTTCCTCCGGGGTGGATATCTGCTTCTGATCGTCTGTCAGCCGCCGTGTCTGGTGCCCGTGAGGAAAAACGACCCCTTAATGCAAAAGTGTTAGAACTTACCGTGAGAGCGCAGGAAATACAAATGGCAATAGATGTAATTGAATTAGAATTACAGGTCGGATTATCCGAATTGGATTCAAAGTTCGGGGCCGTGGCTTCTGAAGAGTTTATGAGAGTAGCCTCGATGCTGAAAGTAGACCCGGAACAATTTTTGAAAATATTTATGCTGGCAATTCTTACAGGTGTAGAGCTAGGAATTATAATGCTATTAAAACCTAATGAATTACAGGCAGCACGTAAGGCCGTAGAGCGTAAGAAAGTTGAAGCGCTTGACCCTGTACTTTCAGAAATGGATAAGGTAATTGATGCAATGCTCTCCAGAGGAACAAAAAAACTTCCCGGAGTTGGTACCATTTCTAAGATTTCGGGTGTATCTATACCGAGAGTATCTGCATATAGAGCGGCGTTCATTCAACATGGATTTATTAAATGTGGGCAGGGCGCTTCCTCTGCAATATTCGGAAATAAAGAAATGAAGATCCGGGCCAGAAAGGTGCGGGATAAAATAGATTTTTAGAAGGGTGTAATGGAAGCTACATGTATTGTTTGTGGTAGAATTGTGGATGTTGGTGATATAAGAGAACGTAAGAATAGATACCGTAATGAAGATTTACGTTGGTTCACGTGTTCTTCAGAGTGTTTACACACGCTTCAAGTCTGTGCAACTGCACCGATAACTGATCTGTGGGATTTTCACGGAATACATTGTGGTAATACTGAAGATAAGTGCCCGTATTGCGGTGATGTTGATGTTAAGTGGGCTATTCATAATAAGGAAAATAGGGGCGTAGATTGGTCAGTACATTGTAATACTTGTGGTAAAGAAGAAACGGGATGTAATGATAATTTTGATGTCGGTATTAAATGGAAACAGTGGTTAGGGGAATAAACGCCAATAGGAGGCATAATATATGAAAATAAAGAAAGCGGAAATTATGAATACTGTTCGCACTTTCGCAGCAGTAGCAAAGTTTTCCGGGGGGGACGATCTAGTGCATTTTGCGCCGGATCGTCTTTCTGTTAGATCATACCTGATTGATATTGATCAGGTAATACCGGGAATCAATTTCGAGGCAACCGTCTCGGCAAAGTTCTTGCATAACGTTCTACGGGACATGGCAAATGGGGACATAGATATCCGGGACACGAAAACTGGAATTAAAATTACAGATGGTGTTCGGAAATCTACTTTGAAAAAGAAAGATGTTTCGGATGATAGTCTGCTATCTGTAGATTATGACAGTATGCAGGTATTGCCGACGGGATTCTGGAACATTCTGAGTATGAGTGTTTTCAATGGAACCGGGAATAAGGGTATCCAATTTCTCGGGAATAATGCCGTGAATAAAACACAAACAGAGATTCTGATTTTCGACGTTGAATCTCCTGTGTTTTACCTAGCAGCGGATCAGGTTAAAATCCTTCTGGATCTGGGGACAAGTTATGAAACTAAGATCCTGATTGAAGATAACACCTTAAGCTTTTCGGATCTGACTACGACTGTAAGATGTCGAAGGGGCCGCGTTCCTGCGGGGATTACTTCTGCTGGGTTGGCAAAGTTCAGGGAGAAACTGGTTACAAAAAGTAAACCATTATTCTCTGAGGTTATCCCGGAAAATATTACCGGAGCTTTAAAGCATGTTGCCAACTTCGGAGTTGAAGATGAAGAGACTGGAAAAAGTATCGTTCTCTCATTCTCGAAAGGTAACAAGCAGGTGACTCTATACGGGGAAAATCTGGCGGGATCTTTTGAGGAAACAATCGGAATTGAATACTCTGGAGAATACGACATTTCGGTTTCTCTCTCAATTTCTGTTCTGGCTTCCCTTGTAGGTAAATCTTTCACTCTGATGGAATCTGATCAAACCGGGTATTACTGGTTAACTTCGGAAGATCCTGATACGGGATTATTGTACATCGGTGGAGGTAAGAAAAAGTAATGGGATTATTCGGGGAATTTATAGATGTATCAAAAGAGCAGGAAGCAGTTGAAGCAAAACTGGATGAAATAGAAAAGCAGGTACGGAACCTGCAAAGACAGCAGGTTTTGACTAATCAATGCGACAAATGTTCTGAAGTAAGAAAGTGTGTTCACAAGGAAAATAGCGCTATGGCGTTGGGCCTTGGACATAAGAAAATTTTAATAATACAGGGTTCCCCGGATCGTTCTGTAATCGCTACTGGTGATTATACCAGTGGCAGAACTTATGAATATCTGGATCAGGAATTATCCCGGATGGGGTTGGATCTTGAGCGTGATTGCTGGATAACATACGCATTCAGAACCCCTACGAAGGAAACTATAACCGACGGGAAGATTGCAGCATGTAGGCCGAAACTCATGTCTACAATAAAACACCTTCAGCCTGAGAAAATCATCCTATTAGGGAAATTACCCATGAAAGGGATTTTGGGCCATAGGGCGAGTACCAGAGTAAAGCTAGGAGACATGACCCGCTGGTCTGGGTGGGAAATACCTGATCAGGAATTAGGGGCCATGGTGTACCCGATGTACGATCCATTTATCGTTCAGATGATGGATAATTATTTATTAGAAAAAGAGAATACAAAAATTCTTAGGAAAGCAATAAAAAGCCCCCGGAGATATAGCAAATATAATTACCCTACAGAATGTAGCTACATAGACAATGAAGCCGAAGCGATTCGATGGCTGGAGGAATGTAAGAAATATAGAAAAATTGCATTTGACTATGAGACAACCGGAATTAAACCACACCGGGAAGGTCAAAGGATTATCTGTTTAGCTGTATCGAATGGCTTATTTTCCTGTGGGTTTAGAATGTACAATTCAAGGGCGTTCAGATATGCCCTTTATGCTTTGCTCACAGATCCCAAAATAGAGATCATAGCCCACAATAGAAAGTTCGAAGATGAATGGACTCAAGTATTTCTTGGGTATGCTGCGAACAATTGGGGGAATGATCCAATGCTGGCAGCACATGTAATTGATAACCGGGCCGGGATCACAAGTCTGAAAACACAAGACTATATCAACTTTGGACATATGGGATATGACCGCGAATTAGATCCATATATGGAAGCAGTGAAGCCGGGGAATTCAATATACGATTCAAAGGATTCAAATAATTCTTTCAATATGCTGGAGTACGCCCCCATTGATAAACTGTGTATGTACTGCGCTGAAGATAGTCACTCTACATTCAAATTATCTGAGGTACAGAAACTAGATGTAGATAGGCACCGGAGGCGTGGCCTTGATCTGCTAATGTGGTCAACTACTGCATATGTCAGAATGGAGACAGCCGGAGTACATGTCAACATGCAGGAACTTGATTTTGCAGAGATTAAAGTTGATACATTCATTCAGGATTCAAACAGAGCAATTCAGACTGATCCTGATGTCTTACTCTGGAGACAAAAATCCGGACGTGATTTCGACCACGGATCTCCTGCTGATCTGAAAGATTTCATTTATGATTTTATGGGCGAAACTCCTTTCAAGAAAACAGGTACCGGGAACCCCTCTACCGATAAGGAAGTTCTGGAAGCTCTCGCGAAAGCCGGGAGCTGTAAAGTCTATTCTGCAATATTGGTACACAGAAAATGGACAAAAGTAAAACAGTATATTGACGGGATACGTCGGGAAGTAGTGGACGGAATCATCCACTGTTTTTTTAATTTGGGAAGTGTTCGGTCTTATCGTACCAGTTCGAATTCCATAAACCTCCAGAATATTCCTAAGCGTGATGAAGCCGTAACAAAATTACTCCGGGCAGTATTTGTACCGACTCCGGGACATATGTTTATAGAGGCTGACTTTAAAGCATTTGAGGTAACAATTTATGCAGCGTACTGCGGGGATGAAATGCTGCTTTCCTATGTCAAAGATCTGAATAAAGATATGCATAGAGATATGGGAGCCTACATCATGAAATTAACATGGGCACAAATGCAGGAGATTTTCGGAAAGAAAGGCGCGAAGAAATTCAGACAGGAAACTAAGTCGGGTTTTGTATTCAGTCAGCTGTATGGAGCCGGGGCCGAAACGTGTGCTCAGTACTTCTGGGATTTCTTCCAGACAGATGAAGGGCAGGTTTACTGGGAGAGTTTCCGGGATAGAACAGGAATTGAAACTTTCTCTGAATGGCTTGCATGGATTGAACAGGTTGAGGATTATTTCTGGAATGGTCTATTTCCAAAGCTTGGAGAATGGAAAGAAGCCAACTGGAAAAAATATACGGAGTCTGGAAAGATAAAGTACTTCACAGGATTCTATGCTACGGGAGTCATGGCGAAGACTCAGGCCACTAACTTCCCGGTACAGGGCACTGCATCCAATATTAAATTAGCAGTCCTCTCCATGCTCTCAGACAAGCTGGCTAAGGATGGAGCCAAAACAAAGATATTTGCGGAGATCCACGATAGTATAGTTATGGATGCGCACCCGGATGAATTGGAATATATCTACAGTAGTCTAAGATGGATAGTCGATGTGAAGATCCCGGAAATGTACCCGAGACTTCAAGGCATTCCTCTGTATCTGGAAAGATCGGAGGGAGTTGTAGACGGGAGCTGGGCTACTGTAGTTGAAGGTGATGTGATAAATGCATAAGGAGGAAAAGGGATGAGCGGATTTGATGTAATATACAGACCCGGAACTTTGGATGAGGTCTGGGGAAATGAAACAGTAATTGATATTTTGAAAGGGTACTTTGACAAACCGAATCACCCGCACACATTCCTGTTCTCAGGTGAAGCCGGGTGTGGAAAAACTACCATAGCCAGAGCATGCGGTCATTATCTGGATGTGGGGGAAGTTGTAGAGGTCAATATTGCAAAGCAGAGGAATATTGACGACGCCCGCAGCTTATTGGATGGGCTGGAGTTCCCTCCAGTAGCTGGGAAAAGATTGTATATTCTGGATGAGTGCCACATGGCAAACGGATTCTGGAGCAATTCAATGCTTAAGGCCCTTGAGGAGCCGCCAGAGTGGGCCTATTTCTGTTTATGTACCACGGAGCCAAAGAAGATAATAAAGACGATCAGGAAGCGTTGTGAACCCTTTGAAATGGAATTGCTACCAAATAGAGTAGTTAAATATAATTTGATTCAATTGATTAACCGGGTAGGACTTGATGATATTCATGAAGAGCATTTGGATATGGTAGTTGAAGCCGGGGACGGAATCCCCAGAGATACGTTGAAAGCTCTGGAAAGAATGTACCAGACACCTTTGGAACAGAGAGATTCCCTGTTCAAAAAAGATGTAGAGAATGAAATTTCGGAAAAGCTTGGAAATGCTCTTCTGAAAAAGAACCTGCAATTGGCACTTAACATAATTGAACAGGAAAAGGGGCGGGGTGAAGAGTCCCTGAGAAGAGCTGTTACCGGGTATATGGCTTCTGTCTTCAAGCGGAGTACAGACCCGAACACATTGGGAAGAGCATACAATATTTTTACAGCGTTCAAGGAACCATTCTATACAAACGGCTGGAACGGTTTAATCTTTGCGTGCGTAGATGCAATACATGGGGGATAATATGGAAATTGGAAAAGGTTTTAGTCTAAAAAAAGATGGTGACGGTGTATTACTCATTGAGCAATACGAAGGTAAAAACAAGGATGGTGATCCTAAAATGCAAGAAAGGCGATACTCTTATGGATGCACCTATCAGGCATTAAACGGATTCCTGAAATATTCCATAGGTAAAGGCCCGGATCTGGACGCCCTGCGGGAAGAGGTTGCAGATATCCGTAATTCCATTCTAGAATTAGAGGGGGAAATTAAGAACAAGTTTAGAATTGAGGTTCGGGTTTCCGACGGGAAATCCGGGAAGAAAGCAGGGGGAAAATAATGGAATTTGATATCAAGACTATAGGTGAAGCTCACGGCTTATCTGTAACAGAGGTTAAGAGAACAGCGGCTTTATTCATGGGAGTTGAAAGTGAAATACTCACACATGATGAAGCCCTTCGGCTGGAGAACATTTTGAAGACATGGAAGAAAGGGGCGCATGCTGCGGATTATCTGGGAGTGTCCCGTCAGCGGTTTGCTGTTCTCGTATCTGAGAATGAAATCCAGAGTAAAAAGTTCGGGCCGAAAACAATATACTGGCGAGTGCGAGATTTGGATCGTTTGAAGAACAGAAAGCCCGGAAGACCGTGGGAAAAAGAAAAAGATAATAGTGAAAAATAACTATTGACATAAACCCCTCGCAATGCGATAATTACATTATCAAGAGTTACAAGGGGTTTTTTAATGACAAAAGCAGTTGAATATCAATTACGAGTTAAAAAAGATACACATTCGAGAGGCGTTGAAATACGATCCGCTATAGTGGATGGGGCTGCAATGAAAGCTGTGAAGATACTGGAATCTGAAGGGCTTGTAAAAATCCATTGGGAAAATTGTAATCAAGTTTGTTACAGCAATATATTTTAAATAATCATCAAGAGTCATAGGGAGACAATTATGCAGAAAGCAAAAATCATGGCAGCAAAATATAAGAGGACGTTTCCGAATGTTCCTTTTGAGGATTTGGAATCACAGGCAATCTTAGAATTTCTTGAAAGAGAAAATCAGGACGAGGCCCTTGCATGGAAAAATGTTGAATGGCGTATGTACGATTATGCCCTTAAGTTCAATTCCAGTATTATGGATACAAAGGAAGATGCAGCATCATGGGCTATGATATCCATGGACGCCGATACAGCGGGAGTACTTCTGATGGACTGTGAAAAGAGTTTGACCCCGGAAGCATACAAGGTTGTTCTGGATATTCTCGAATATAGATTTGAGTGTGATAAGCGTTTGACAATGCGTCAGATCAGATTAAAGCTTATGGCTGCTGGATGGGTTGAAAGAAAGGCCCGTGCCGTTCTAATTGAAATACAGAAATTCTGGAGAGCTTACGCAGCATGAATGTTGTAGGATTTCTCCAAAAATATAATATCCCTTTTGAGCATTCTGGAAAGAATACAGGCCGGAACTGGGTAGGAGTTAATTGCCCGTTTTGTGGGGATCACGGATTCCATGGAGGATTTAATCTGACATCCGGGGGCTGGAGCTGCTGGAAATGTGGACGGATTAAAAAGAGATCTACCCGATCAGCTATTCGTCATTTGACAAACCTGAGTTGGCCAGAAGTTTCCGAAGTAATGGAAAACTTTTTCAAGGGGTTTGGAAGTACCGGGAAAGTAATCCGACAGGATATAGACAAGAAGCCCTTTAAATTGCCGGGAAGCCTCCCAATGAAGAGAGTGACCGATAGATACATTTTAAATAGAAACTTTGATACAACGGCGCTGGTGGACAAATATGGGCTATTGTGTGGAGGTTACGACGGGGATTATTCCTACAGAGTAATTATCCCTGTTTGGTATTCTGGACAGGTCGTGAGCTTCCAGAGTAGAGATGTTACCAATTCCCAGAAAATACGATACAAGGATTGTCCTACTGATCGTGCTATCATCTACCACAAGGAAATTTTATACAATCTGGATAACTGTAAAGAGGATTGGTGTATCGTGGTAGAGGGTGTATTTGATGTCTGGAGAATTGGAGATAATGCATGTAGTACTTTTGGTACTGGATACACGGAATCGCAGGTAGCTCTATTATCTGATTTATTCGATACGGTTTTTATCTGGTTCGATCCCGGAGCCAAAGCACAAGCAGCCGCAGAGAGTCTGGGGAACAGCCTTGCAGCGCTGGGAACAGGGGTTCATATTATGACGATCCACGGAGATGACCCGGCAGACACCGCCCCGGAAATAGTACAGGAAATTATGGATCAGGTAAGATCCGCAAAATAGGAGATTTTTATGGAAAATAACGATATTGTAATTCGTGAGGCAAGTGTACACAAAAGTATAAAAATAGCATTCATAATTTCTTTGATAATGCTGTTATGTTTAATCGCTCTGGTTTTAATTACTCGACATGAAACGAAATCGGACATGGATAAATTATACGGAATTGTTCTGCCTGTCTCGCAGCCGCCGGGAATCCCTTTCGAGGAATTCAACGAATATGGTGGACAGTTGGAAGTTGGAAATACTAATATGATATACATGGAAATTACAGCATATGACGGGACGCCTCGTTATTTAGTTCGTGTAAATAAAAACAATGTTTTTTCATATGAAAGGGAATTTCCATCCAGAGAAATGGCAATTAAAACGATGCAGGAATACGAGCTGTATCTAAGGAGCAGATAATGCCAGAAGCAACCTGTAAGAATTGTGGGAAAAAGACGGATCGGAAAGATTTAGATTTGCAGTGGGATAAAGATGGGCGTATGGCCCGCTGTCCTCATTGTAACTTTAAGATGAAATTTCACAAACTACCTACCGGGATGAAGATGACCCCGAACGGGCAATTATGGAGGGAAGACCGTGTCAGAGAAAAAAGATGATCGTGATTATGAAGTCGTTCAGTTAGCCGGGAACCGCGCCGGGGCTGAGAAGTTCGAGAGGAACCTACACAAGAAAGGTTTCAATGATGTTGATATCGGGTATATAATGAACCGTATGGCGCAGGAAATGCAGGAAGCAGCCGACGCCTATAAAGCTGTAGTTAATCTGAATCTGACAACCAATAGTACGGAAAAGGCCCGGAGGAAATTTGTAAAAGCTATCAAGGCCCTTCGCTGGGAATTAGCCGATGTTATCAACTTCGGATCTATTGGAGTTTACCAGTTAGATATCCTGATCGAAGTTTTTAAGAAACCGGGGAAAAAGTTTTAAAATAACTATTGACATAATTTCCTTGTAATGCGATAATTACATTATCAAGAGTTACAAGGGAGTTATTAAATGACAAAAGCAGAATTAAAATCAATCATAGCAATTTCAGGATTAACAGCAAAAGACATCGTGGAAATAGCCGACGAGATGGTTAAGTTTGAAGCCGCTTTAGTTGACGCAGCAAATGCCGCAACTAAAACTTATGTGGGATCTATAATCGATGTAAAATTTCCATCATGTAATAAAAATGACTGGTTATCTGATAATGATGACGAGATCAACCGAAGCTGTAATATAGAATCTTGTGAAATCAAGAAAATTGTAGTCTTAGATCACAAAGAATATTCAACCTTATCTAACAGTCTTTTAACAGATAATGAAAATCTATTCGAAAAAATCGGTGGATCTTCCATAGATGATAAGTACCTTGAGGGAATCACTCCCGGAACAGATGCATATTATTCGGCATGGGGAACATATGGAATCACTAATGTTGTTGAAGTCCAGTGTGAAAATCAGGAAACTTTCTATGTGAATACAGAGGGACACGGTTATGCAAGATATGTAGGCCGAAGAGTCGGTTAATATACAGGCCCTTCGGGGCCTCATCATTTTTGAGTTACAGGGGAAAAATTATGACACTATTAGAATCAGTAAAGAGCGAGAATCAAGATTTTGAATGGTATCCTACAACCGGGAGAATGTTGGGGGTAATTTCAAAGGATCTTAAAATAGCGTGTATGCGAAAATCAAATATATCGATTTTGGACGTAGGGGCTGGAGACGGAAGCGCTCTGGAAACACTGAATAAACTGGCCCCGAATACCCATTACAAATTATATGCAATCGAAAAATCACAGCCGTTGATAAAAGCAATGTCCCCGGATATCTTCATAGTAGGAACTGACTTCCATCAGCAAAACTTAATAGATAAGGCCATGGATGTTGTTTTTTGCAACCCTCCGTATTCTGAATACGCGATATGGGCAGAGAAGCTAATTCTAGAAAGCAATGCAGACGTCTTGTATCTGGTAATCCCGGAGAGATGGGAATCTCATCAAGGAATACAGGAAGCTTTGAAAAGCAGGGGTACAGAAGCTGAAGTTCTGGGAACGGATTCCTTTATAGATTCTGAATTTAGAAGAGCCAGAGCAAATGTATCCATCCTGAAAATACAACTTCAATCAGGATACCTGAGCCGAAGGGGGGATCACCAGTATACTTCTCCGTTCAGACTATGGTTTGATTCTAATTTTAAAATTGAGGCAGAAGTGGCCCCGGATGACGAGCGGTTAAAAGAGCGGGCCACTACGGAAAAGTTAGCCGGGTTGACTACTAAGAAGGATCTTGTAAAACAGCTCGTGGAATACTACCAGATAGATTTTGAACACCTTCTGAACAATTACAAAGCACTGGAAAGACTTGACCCGGTAATCATGAAAGAGCTGGATATCAATGTAGCTGGTGTCCGGGAATCACTAGAGGTAAAGATCCGGGGGTTGAAAAATACTTACTGGAGAACCTTGTTTAATAATCTGGATGCAATCACAGATCGATTAATGGAGAAAAGCCGGAATGAGGTTTTAACAGTATTATTTGAAAACACCTCTATAGACTTCTCAATTTCCAATGCTTATTCCGTGATTATATGGGCTATTAAAAATGCGAATAAATATTTTGATAAACAGCTCACGGACATGTACTATAAATTGAGTGATTCTAAAAATGTACGGAATTATAAGTCGAATCACCGGATCATAGAAGATGGGTGGAGATATTCCAAAAGTGATATGGATCGGTACACCCTCGACTATAGATTGATACACGATCAGTATAGAGCTATATTTGCAAATGATTTGTACAGCTTTGAGTTCAAGAATAATCTTCACGAATCAGCGCACAATCTGATCGGAGATGTCTGCACAATAGCGAAGAATCTGGGATTCGATGTTATAGAGAAGTCTATGGAATTCGAATGGGAATCTGGAAAAATCAATAATTTCTATTGTACTTTCCATGGGAAGAAAATCCTGTTTGCAGCGATCAAGGCATATAAAAACGGAAATGTTCATTTTAAGTTCAATCAGGAATTCATGAAGAAATTTAACATAGAAGCGGGCCGATTGAATAACTGGATCAAGACACCGCAGGAAGCTGCTGAAGAGATGGATCTACCTGTAGAGGAAGTTATGAAGCACATGCATTCTAATTTAGCTCTGACAGTGAAAAATGTACCATTGTTGACATAATAGCTGTATATAAGAAAGGAGTAATCTATGGCATGGGTACAAGGGGGAGAGTGGGAAACTGGCCTTTCCTCTTCAAACGGGGCGTATGATAAATGGCCCGAATCCCCTACGGGAAGAAAATGTGCTACAAGACCTGAAATGCAGCAGATAAATTATAAAAAATATCCAGATAATTTAGATCCGAATAATTACAACAGGAGTGGGAGGGGTAAAGATTTAAGGCCCCTTGCCGGGAGAGTTTTGAGAGCATTGGCAAATCTGGGATTACACGTTACAAATTATTCAGTGACTACAAATAGCATTTATCTGAAATTTGATAATCCCGCTTTGAGGTCAATGACAATCCGGGATCATAATACAAAAGCCCAGTACAAATATAAATGGAATCTGGTAATCGGATATAAAGGCCCCCATATGGTACAGGATAAGAAAGTGCCTCGGTACTATTATTCTCAGAAACAGTTGAAGGATTTTTATACCCACATACGGAATTATGCAGCGAAGATCGAGAGTAACGCTGCTGTAGATAATTTGAAGAATATCCCGAAGATTCGGCGAAGACATAAATCATAATATGATATACTGTAGCGCAGGTGGGAGACATATGACAGCAGCAGTAGTCCTGATCGAAGGCTACACAGGGAAGCTCTACGCATTAAAAAATGGAATGCCGGAGAAACTGGGCCACTGGCTGGAACAGTTCAACCGCTTTCAGGTTATGTGTGGAACGGGCCTTGCAAAAGATAAATTTAATCATCTTCAGTTATTCAGGGAATATGAGTGGAGCCAGAAAGGGACTGATGTCCCGATCCATTATGTGTACACCTTGAAGCTGGATGGAAGCATAGAAGTCACAGAGGAGAGAGTAAATTATGGGAAATAAAATCATGCTATTGGACTTGAATTTTACCTTAGCGGAAAAAGTAGAAATGGGTAGAGGATACTATAACGTGCAGAAAGATCGTTATTCTGTACCCCTTGTGAAACTTTTGGGAGGGTTTCGGGGAGAGATTCATTTATTGACAGCTCGCACCGAAGACTATAAACTTGAGACATTGAACAAGATTGAAAAAGATGTGGGGTTTATGGTAGATAAGGCAGTTTTCAAGCCATTATCTCAAAAGTTTGTGAAGGTTCAGTTCTTTAAAAGAGAATATGCACAGGGCCTAATCAATGATGGAGTGTCCCCCAAAGATATTATAGCGGTAGAGAGCAATTCAAAAACGAAAGCTGAATATCGCTTATTGGGCATCACTGAAATGTATACAAGAGATGAGTATTTGAAGGAATTCGGATCTGAGCCTGAGCACCCACAAGAGGACGGCTTTAATGGATTTTTCTTTTAGCACGATTGATAAATTTGACGTGCATATCAGACAGTCAATACCGGGTTATGTTGCTTTACAGGACATAGTTCTGGCAATGTCTGAGTATTTTATATCACCTAATACCAATGTTTATGATGTTGGTTGCAGTACTGGAATCTTTGGAAAGGTTCTCGCGGAGAATTACCCGGATGCAAAAATTACCGGGATCGAGCGAGAGCCTAATTTTTTTAAAGACCATGCAAAACACAAGGATCTGGAAAACCTTCGATTCATACATGAGGATTATTTTGACGTGGAGCTTTCTGACGCCTCCATGATGATCTTTATGTTCACTTTGCAATTCATGTCCATTGCCTGCCGAAGAAAGGCCCTAGAGAAAGCCTACGCCGCAATGGATAAAGGGGCCGGATTAGTGCTTTGTGAAAAGTACTGGGCCTCTACCCCTCGAATACAGGAAATAATGACATTTCTATATTACGATTTTAAGCGTAAAAATTTTACGGCAGAAGAGATATTGAACAAGGAACGCAATCTGAGAAAGCAAATGCACCTGTTCAGTAAGGAAGAAATGCTGGATTTATTACGTGATGTCGGATTTACAGATGTAAACACATTCTTTCAAGAATTTAATTTTTATGGAGTATTAGCAATCAAATGAAAAAAGAGACAATCACAGTTGCGCTTAAGGCGCTGAAAGTAAACCCGAAAAATGAGAAAGTCCACACAAGGGACAATTTGCGGCTGATCGCGGCAAGTATGGATGAGTTTGGATATGTGAATCATATCATCGTGGATGAGCACATGGAGATTCTGGCGGGCCATGGGCGAAAGATAGTTCTGGAAGAGCGCAAGGTAAAAGATGTTGAAGTTATTCGTCTGACTGGCCTTAGTAACGCACAGAAGCATAAATTCCGGCTATATGACAACCAGACAGCCCGTACCGGATACATGGACGATGAGCTGGTAATAGAAACCGTGGATGAGATCCTGAAGGAAGATAATGAATTCAATCTCTCAGTTCTGGCAATCGATGAGCTGATAGCAACATTCTCGGATGAAGCTGCAAACATAGATCTTGGAAAGGCCGTGTTGGAAAAAGCCCCGAGCATGGAGAAAAAAGAGGCCCTGTTCATTTTCGATGAGGGGAACCTTGTGGAGAAATTCCTACGGGATAATGCTATTAAGTACAAGAAAGTGGGGTATAGATGATACTGGAAAAGCAGCCCCTAAAACGGGTTTTGACTTACCTCCCGAGAGGATACAAATTGTCGGTTGGAAAGCATACAGAGGTAATGAAGATTGAAGAGGTACTTTCCTCTAATTCTAAAAAGCCTTTCCTGCCCCAATTTATGGCAGTGTTGTTTTATTGTCAGGAACAGGATGGAACAATTGACGGGGCCGTGATCCATTCGATGAAGGGAATGGACTGGATAGGCGTCCGGGACATTTTGAAAACGAAGTTGAAATTATTATACCTTGTGTTGCCCCTGAGAGCGCTGCGGTTTAAGTTCTTCGATAGAAAGGCAAATGGGACAATGAGCGTTGAAGAGTTCGTGGGAGTCCTGGAGGCGGCAGTCGAGGGAACTTGCCATTATACAGAGAGGGATGGTGATGTCTACATTTGTATTACAAAGAATTAAATTAAGCGCCCTGCAATTTGATCCCCGGAACCCCCGAGATCTTCCAGAGGAAAGACGATACCTGCTGGAACTGTCTCTGAGGAAATACGGGCTTTTGAGTCCTGTGTATGTGAATAGAAAGGGCCTGATATTATCCGGGCACCAGAGACTTAGAATATTATTTGCATTGGGATATAAGCACACCTACGGGGTGATTGTTGACGATCTGCCTACGGAGGAAATGCAGGGAGCCGTGAACATGGTCTTCAATAAGGAACTGCAGAACGTGGTGGACGATGAGGAGATCCCGGATACGGTAGAGGATCTTGTAGCCCAATTGGAGGCATTGCCGGATCTGGACGATATATACACCCCCTTGAGAAATCTGGAAATAAGGAAGTTTAGTGAATTGCAGATACCTGCAGTTGCACATAAGCAGTTAAGCCCGGCCCGGATGCTCTGGCAGAAGACGCGGACGATAATTCCCCTGATAATTGATGAGAGCGGAAATATACAGAATGGAGCTGGAAGAGCGCACTACTACAGAACGAAATTCGAGTCCGTTCCCTGTATCGTGGTAACAAAGGAGCTGGGAAGGATTTTCAGAGCCGCGAGTGCCGTGTATAAAATGGATGCTGCAAAAGACATAATTCGGATTGGACAGCGGCGGCATATCGTGACACATAGGCTTGCCGGAGTATGGGGAAAACCGCTTGTCGGAGCAAAGCTGAATAAGGGGAACATTGCATATGTGAATAAATTCCTTGTGAGAAAGTATCCAAGAATGTTTGACTTCGGATCTGGGAATGGTAAACAGACCACATATTTGAGAGCATTCGGAGCAGATATCACCTTGTTTGAACCCTTTGCAGTAGGTGGAAATACGATGGATCTGAGCTTGAAGGAAACCTATGACAATATCAATATGGCGCTGGATAGTATAGGGAAGCTGGAACCGTATGATCTGGTGACTGCGAATGCTGTTTTGAATAGTGTCCCATTTGAAGATGACCGGGACAAAGTAGTAACACTTTTGAAATTCCTATCCTACGGTGCAAAAACGTTAATCCTCTCATCGAGGAATCCGTATAGTTACCAGATACACAAATCTGAATCGACTACCTTCAGGACAAATGATATGGGTGAAAACAAGCAGGTATCGACCGGTATAAAAGTGAAAATACAGACCTTTTATTCGGAAGAAGACTTAAAAGGGATCTTCGGTACCACTTCTGTCACCTCCACGAAGGGTAAATATTCATTTTGTAGAATCGATAATCCAAAGTATTATGTAGATAAGGACACCCTGCTCGATGCAGTAAGGTTCGAGTTCAGTATAAAGTACAAAGATAGGACATTCACAGACCTTACAAATAAGGCACTAGATGTGTTTAGTAAAAGATACGACTGGATGATCAGTCAAGGGTACACTAACTGTACCCCTATAGGAGAGTAACTATTATGGGTAGACCTGATAAATTAACTCCAGAGATACAGAAGAAGATATGTGATGCTATACGTGCAGGTAACTACATAGAAACTGCTGCGGCTTACTCTGGTGTACATAAAGCCACGTTATATCGCTGGTTGAAGGATGGAAGGAAAGCTAATAGGGGAAAGAAAAAGGAGTTTTGCGACGCAGTTGATAATGCTTTGGCACAATCTGAGATCTCAGACGTCCTTAAAATGCAAAAATTAGGGGATGAAAAACAGGACTGGAAATCAGTGGCTTGGAGGCTGGAAAGGCGGTTTAAGCACTGGAGGGCACCAAATGAGGTAAGATTGTCTGGTGATCCATTAGCCCCGGTAAAAGTAGAATCCTCCACAAGTGAGAAAATGGATATCTCGAAATTGAGTGCCGATGAATTGGAAACGCTGGAAGAGCTACAGATGAAAATGCTACTCAGTAATACAACCGGAGTGGTAGAGGAAAAAGGAGAGGACAATACATGATATTCACTCGACTCAAAAAATATGATCCGGGGATAAAGTGCCCTATGGCGTTTGGATGCTCTCAGGATCGTCCATTAGTATTCAATAAAAAATCTGGGCAGTACCATTGCCCCTGTTGCGGGTGGGAGTCCCTAATTGATTACAAGAGAAAATGGAAATGGCCCTTTAAACGGAAACCGAGCAAGCAGGATCAAATCATAGAACTACTACAGGCACTAAATGAGAATGTGAACCGGCTTAGTTCGTGTGTAGGTGATAGGAGTATTAAAGTACATGAAAATCAACATCAAAGTAGGTAAGAAATGATATTTCCCAGAGTGACCCCTATAAGTGGGAAGCCTGCTGTACACATCAATGCGGCTAAAATTATGAGTATGCAGCGTATAACCATGGCAGATAAGGAAACCGAAGAAACCCATATACTGATGGATGGTTCAAACGTCCTGAAAGTGGAAGAAACCCCGGAAGTAATAATGCTTATGATTGACTATGAGGAGAGCAGGGTAAAATGAAAGTTGAAGTCGATGAACAAAAGAATATTATTTTGAGAGAGGCATATAGCGGCGTAGGGCTCCTATCTGATGATAAAGAATTCCTAGGAATCTGCATGCGTGATTCTGGATTCGAGTTTACATACGGGGGATACTGGTATAGTGCTAAGGAAGGTAAGCTAGAATGCATCGGAAAAGATCCCCACACCGGAGAAGACGGAAAACAGATATCCGCTTAATTTGTACCAAAATAGATAATTTCCCTGTATATGAGTACAGGGATTTTTAATTTAAGGAGCTATCTATGAAAAGCGAACTAGTACTGGGGATGAAATATGTAACTTCTGTTAGCGGAATTGAGGATCTTGAATATGATCCTAATGTGGGGGTTGAAAGTGAAGTCTTTTTGCATAAAATTTCACGAACTCCGAGTGAAGAAGATTTTACAACCGAGGATCTTCTAAAATGGATTCATGCTGAAGTTGATAATAAGAAAACTAGATTATGGACAGATCACGATCCTGATGAATCCAGTACACATCTTTATGTGGCTTTCGGAAATAAGCAGTTACTTGAGATAGATAATATGCATGAATTGGTCCGGTATATCTATAAACCGGAGTATGATTTATACATGGTTGTAACTGAGTGTTACTGTTAAAAGGAGACACCTATGGGAATAGGAATAATTGAGATAGTAGATGATTTACCCGATTACCTTTATCCGGGAGATCTAAAACGAATAGCTGAAGGGCTTAGAAAAGAGTTGAAAGTCGAGGAAGGTACAATCTCAGTCTCGTACAATGATGCGAGCTTCATTACCTTCGAGATAGTCAGAATAGTACATGATACGGTGTACCTGTCTTACGTGGGGACAGCAGGATGAAAAGAAATATGAACGATAAAGAAGTCTGGAAATATAAGTTAGAAGATTCAGGACATGTACAGTGTCTAAACATGCCTGTAAATGCTCAGATATTAACAGTTGATGTACAGAGTGTACAGAGTAATGATATCTGTATATGGGCTGAAGTGAATCCCCGTAGAGGGAAAGAGGTTCGGTACTTTGAGCTAGTGGGTACTGGAATTCCTATACCGGAAACCGCAAATGTAACAAGGCACTATATCGGATCAGTTCAAAGAGGCCCGTTTGTCTGGCACCTCTACGAGAGAACCGAGATTAAGAGGCACGGGGTATGAAATCCGAAGCATACATAGTCGAACAGATAATTAAAATTGAGGGGATACATGATCCTACCGACGATATGGATTATCTGGATGCTGAAGAACAAACATCGCTAGCAGTACTCTATGAAATACTAGATAGGGAGTTTACGCCAGAGGAACAGGCAGCATTGAATAAAGCTAGGGAAAATGAAGAGGATGAGGAAGATTTCGAATGAACAATAACAAATGGATACCATTAGATCGAAGAGTACTCCCGGAAAACATCCTATTCGGGGAATATGATTTCAAATACTCTTTAGTAGAGAATAATAGGGGTGCTCATAAGCGGATTGTGAAACTACGGCCCTCCTGTGATGAACGATTGGAGATCTTGAGAGTTGGATATAGTGTTAGTTACAGGCCCGCAGAAGTGGAGATTAAGTTCACACCGGGGATAGTAGAAGTTAACACAGCCACGGCAGCTCAGCAGCTCAAGGAAATGTCTCTACCTAAAGTGGGGTGGGCACTATTGGGAAAGTGGCCCAAAGATCTGCTGGCTGGGTCTTATGACTTCAAATATGATACCCCGAACCTCGCCCAAGGTTACACATCAAATATAGAACGATTACCCCCGTTTGAACGTAGGGAACAAATCCTTGAAAGGTATAACAGGGTTTACTATCGGGCACATAGCGATTTACCCGAACAGTCCTCGGAAGAGGAAAAGCCCCTTGAGGAACCCCCTTTGAAATACACCCACGATCACAGAATGAATCTGTACTGGCAAATCCTAGATCGTTATGCACGTATAACATGGGTAAAAGTTTCTCAATATGTACCAGAATACAAGAAATACCTGTTTATCTATGTAGACGACGATGAAATAGAACAGGAGAGCTGGAACGTAGACGCCTTTGAAACTAAACAGGGAGTCGGTTGCCCTCCTGAGAGTGAGGATTAAATGGGGCGTACATACGGGAAGCCTACAAGCCAACGACAAACGCGTTTAGACTTGATAGCCCAGATAGATAAGAATCGTAAGCTGGAGGCAGAGAACAAATCTCTACGAGGACGCTTACAGGCGATCATGGAGCAACCTATCCAGAATTGTGGTAGTTGTGTAAAAGAATTGAATTGCACGCTCCACAGGGAGCATGGCGCGTCTTTGTGCGAGGACTGGGAGGGAGTGTTCAAATCGCGCATAAGGAGAGATCATGAGTGAAATGGTATTTGATGACTTTGATTATGATAGAAGAAGATGTCCTGATTGTGGTTGTGAGTGGGATGAAGTAGAAGAGGGGAATGAATGTCCTGATTGCAAGGAGTCCGACCAATGAGTAAAGAGTGTAAGACATGCAAGAATAGTTTAAATGGCGAAAAAAGAAGTAATTATACTATTTGTAAAAACTGCATAGATTGGTCTAATTATATAGGGATTCCCGGCCCAGACTGCAAACAGCAGGAAGAGTTGAAGCCTATATGTCCTGTATGCAAAAAGCTGTGCAGCCTAGAGGTGGGTAAAGCTCTTGACAATAAGACTCACCAAGCTGTATCTCACTGTTGCAAGTATCCGATAAATGTCTCACCAGTAGGGTCTGGTCACGCGGGCGGCGATTTCTTCCCTGAAACCAGCGCACCTCCCGAACCCTGCCCAGACTGCAAACAGCAGGAAGAGTTGAAGCCAGGCAAATACAAATTATTAAAGTGTCCCCTTTGCGGTAATATCGATAATGTAGATTATGCAATATACCCACCGCAGCAAAATCAATCTTACAGATACTTTTCAACTAGATATTCAGTAAGATGTTATTGGAACGGCACCGGTAATGGTTGCGGTGCAGAGAGTGGGCATTTCAAAAGC